CAATATCCCTGAGCGTGAGAGCTTTATTGAGTGGATAGAGGACAACTACAATGTTAAAAAGAAGGAAATCAGAGGTAATACTATTTATATAGAGCTGGAGGATTGATGAAAACTTCAAAACTTAAGCTGTTACAATTGTCAGCTTTGCATTGTTTAAGTGAAGAAAATAATGATATTGATGGCGCAAAACTTTATATAAATAAAACGGTTGTTGGATTAGATTATATTATTGATTATGTGATTGGGAAGATAATTGCGTTGCGTGGGGATTATCATTTAACAGAACATGGACAAGGGCAGTTGGCACAACTTGAGTATATACAGGAACTGTTTTATCGGGAGGATTGATATGGAAGGTTTTGACTCTGATTATCCGCACATATTGAGATTAGTAAACAATGCAGTAAATAAAAGAAAAAAGGCTTATCCTACTTATGAAATAGGATTTAATGGAAAGGGTGGTGTCCCGATACGATTAGGTGATAAAGCCCGAACTTTTGATAGATACAATAACGAATGGGTTGGTTTTATTGTTGCGCTGGATGCTAAGAGATGTGGCAAAAATACTTATGCGTTTAAGTCTAACTATCCATCAACAATACACGAATATTGGTCACATAAAATAGAAGTGTTAAATGTATAGCTTAAACGAACACCACTTCCCCTTTTGGCGAGGATGCCGCGAGTTATTCAAAATCCGCGATTTCATACTTCCTTCTGAGTGGATAGAGGGGAATTTCCGGCTTTCTACTGCTTATGCTGTCCCCGGTGCTATAAAACTTTTCGTCTGGCAAGTAGACCCTGTAAATGCTATTGTTTATTTCGATGAGGTGGTTTTTATTGCTCCTGTCCAAACTGGAAAGTCTATGCTTGGCGAGGGTGTTGTCGCGTATATGATTGATACGACTACAAATAACATGATGATTGTATATGCGAAGAAAGAGACTATTGAAGACGTGTTTGATGAGCGATTAAAGCCTCTGATAAAAGAAGTGCCGGCCATGAGAAAATACTGGTCGGGCGAGGAGAATGATTTAACAAAAAAGCGTCTTAAACTAATACACCTAATAGCCAGAATAGCTTCTGCGGGACTGAAAACAGATATTGCTACTCATAATGCAGGATTTGTTTACGGTTCTGAGATAGCGAAATGGCCTAAAAAGGGATTCTCACAGACTAAAGCAATTGAGGGACGTAAACAGGCTTCTCGAATGATGGGAAAGCGTACCAAAACTATATACGAGACTTCACCCGAACACGATCAGGATTTATCTTATATAGAGACACATAAACCAGGGACGGTTACTTTCAAGCCACATTATAAATGTCCTCATTGTGACCATTGGCAATGGCTTAAAGACAGTCAGATTAAGGAAAAGCCCAATGCGAGGGGAGAGAAAGACCATAGTAGTGAGAGAATCAGGGAAGACAAAGCTGCGTGGTATGAGTGCGAAAACTGCAAGCAGGAAATTACAGAGGAACAGCGTATTGAAATATCGTTTGATGTCAGGTGGATGAGTGAAAAGAAAAAGATTCCGTTTGAGAAGCTGGTTAAGATGAAAAAGCGTCCTAATAGGGCTGTTTTTAACTGGAACAGGCTAGTTGATACCACATGGAGTTTTGCTGAGTGTTTGGCCTCATTTTATGATGCGCTGAATAGTCCAAATCCTGATGATTTAAAGACTTATCGCAATGAGGATATGGCTGAATATGTAAAACTAAAGGCTCAGAGGTATTCAGACAGCTTTATCAGATCAAAGTGTGGAAAATATAAACAATATGGAGCAGATGCCTATGTGCCGAACAGTGTACGTGTTCTTCTGTTGGCTGTCGATACTCAGGATAGCGGGTTCTATTACGTGGTTCGGGGATACGGTGCTAATCTTGAATCATGGCTGGTGCGTAGTGACTTTATTCATTGTGATATGAAAGAGTTTTCCAATCCTGCTGAAGTGCTGAAAAGGTTTAATCAGGAAATATACAGATTCCCATATCAAAAGAGAGACATGACGGAGTTGCCAATATTCTTCGGATTAATAGACAGGGGTGGGCACAGAAGCGTAGATGTTGATTATATAGTCAGTCATTCTCACAATATCGGTGCTTATATAGGCTCAACGTCAAAAACAGCACCATTGATTGAGCAGAAACCAAGTGGGCACTATTTCGGGCATACTGAGAGATTGAGCCGGATAGTCCAGAAGAATATGGAATCTAAAATATGGCATCTTCCCAAAGATATACAGCCGGAATACTGCGAGCAGGTACTTAATCAATATGATGAGGAGATAATTGATAGTCGAGGAAACAGCAAGAAAAAGTGGACATGCAAAGACCCGGACCATCTAAGAGATTGTGAAAATGAGCTTGCAGGGGCAGTAATTCTACTTGATTTGCAATCTCAACTATTTGGCGATAAGCCTGATATAAAGGGGCTTGAAGAGAAAATAGCACAGAATGAAAACGAGCGCAAAATAGAGGAAGCAGAGCAGGAAGGCGTGACTCCACAGGAAGCAAATAATCTGGTAAGTGATTTTCAAAAAGAAATGGAGAGTCACGGGTGGTAAAATGAAATATGAAGAATTAAAAAACAGAATTGGATGGTTTGCATTTAGCGTGGCAGTTTTGGAAGCTGTGCCAGATGATATTATGTTCGTGTTGGGTAAGTGTGTGATTACAAAGGCTGAATATGTGTGGCATGAGAAGTGTATTAAATATTGGGGGATGTCGCCACTTTTTGACAAGCTTCCAGAGGGAAATGTGCCGCCGATGTATACTTTTGAGATAAAGGCAACAGCACCAGATTGGGAGCGCAAAATAGAGGTTGTTAAACAATGCTAAAGTGGTTTAAATCAATCGTTTGGGGCATTCGCTTAAAGTCATACTTTAACATAATCCAGCACGAAATATGGATAAAAGTAATTGATGGAGAGGCTATTCCTGAGAATTATTTTTGGAAACGTGTTGAAAAATTAATCGAAGAGAGGAAGGAAAAATGGGAGCACCGTTTAATGCAGAAACGTATGATGAAATAGAAAGTATTGTTAAAAATTCAGACAGGTTGGTTCGTGCAGTTTTTGTTAAAGAAAGCCTGTTAAAATCAAAGAAGATGCCTGATAGCGACTTGCCCTACATGCAGGTTGATGAGGTTTACTTCTTTAATTATCCAATATATGCCGTAAAAGAAGAGTTTCTTAAAGAGGACATTGAAGTAGAATATATTGGAACGTATAGTCCTGATGAAGAACCTGTGTTTGTTACGCGAATTGAAGAGCCTGTTGAAGATAAACCTGAAGAGGAAGGTGCTAATGAGGAAGAAACAAAAGACGAGGACGAGGAAGACGAAGCAGCAGATTGAGACTGAGAGAACCATAGTAATAGATGCCCATTATAAAATGGACATCGTAAAAACTACCAGAGAATCGGATGGTCTTCTTCATCCTCTCAACATCCTCGATGAGCATTTAAACAAGCAATATGCCGATGGTTGGAAATTTGTCGATAGGATTCTATTAGGAAACGATAATACCAAATCGGCAAACTCACCAGTGATAGGGCTGCTGTTTGAAAAGATAGAGCTTGATTGGTCAAGGGTAGAATTGATTGATAATGTTTCGTCTGGCAAGACACAATTTCAATTGGAGGAATAAAAAAAATAAAAAAAGTGTTGATTTAAAATGGTTCTGTGACTATAATTATAGGTAATGAGACTATTTTCAAATACTTATATCCTATATATAATAAGTTACTTTAAGTGATTTAAGGCGTGTAATGCGCCTTTTTCTATATACGAGGGCAATTTAAGGCTAATACGGTAGCCGTATCTACTGTATCTAGCCTTTTTTATTTGGAGGATAAATGGCTTTTACAGCTTCAGATATTACCGCGATTGAAACTGCAATTGTCGATATTACAACTCGCGGCACTGTCGAAATCGAAATTAACGGACGCAGGGTGCGGTATTCTGACCCGCTTAAATTGTATCAATTATTGCAGATTGTAAAAGCTGAAGTCAATAGTGAAACTTATGGTGGTTGTCTGCCGGTTAAATTTAAAGAGGTGACAGACTGATGAAAATACCGATATTGGACAATTATTTAAAGCATAAACGAGAATTGCGTGAGATTGAATTGGCTATGGCAAATGAGGCTCGCAGAATGTTTTCTTATGATGCTGGTAAAAAGGGAAGGCTTCAGGATGATTGGTCTAGCACGACAAAAACACCATCGCAAAATTTCAAAAAGGAATGGCGTACTATAATTGCCAGATCGGTAAACTCCTTCGACAATAATCCTCATACTGTAGCACTCCTGAATACTTTGCAATCAAATGTGATAGGCAATGGCATACGTCCTGTTGCAATGGTGAAAGACAGCAACGGGAAGCCAATAGAGGGATTAAACAAGCAGCTAAACGAGGGCTGGAAGCGGTATAACGATCAATGGGATTCGCGGGGCAAGGATACTCATGCAGAGTTACAGAAAATGCGATTTGGCGAGACTTTCCGCACAGGCTCAACCATAACAAATCTTCGACCTTCTGACAAGGGCAGTTATCTTTCAATTACAAATCAGGTGGTAAATGTACTCAGGCTTGATGAGTCGAGAGACTGGTTGACTATGTCCTATAATGAGCCGCAAGTCAAAAGCACTGTCTTTGGGATTAATCTAAACGAAAACGGAAAGGCTGTCTCATATTGGATACAGGGACTTGAAAACCCGGTGTCTGCTGATTTAATGAGGGTAGACTTTCGTACTATCATGGCAGAGCAGTATTTAGGCATACCCTGGCTAATCGCGGCGTTAAAATATTTATGGGCAAACGAACAGCTTATAAGCGATAAACTTATTTCTTCCCGTATTCAGGCAATGATAGGGCTTTTTATTCCTAACACCCTGATGAATAATCTGATAAAGAAACAGAAAAATGCAGATAACCAACTGGAGTGGATGCAGGGCAAAGTTTATTATGGACAGAAAGGCGAAGAGCCTAAAGTAATACAACCGGATGATTCTATAAAAGATGTATTAGAGCCTTTGCAGAGACTTCTTCTCCATGCAATTTCAATGACTTTGGGATTGAGTTATCAGACTGTAACTCGTGACTTGGTAAGGACTAACATGGCCTCCGGCCGGATTAATGTAAATGAGGACAGGAAGGTATACAGAGGATTGCAGAAGTGGTTTGCCAAAGATGTATTACAGCCGGATTGGGAAACTTTTGTCAGGTATATGTTTCTTGAGGGAAAGATAGCCGGAAAAAGTATCGTTGATTACAATAAGGACAGGTGGAAATACAATCAGGCACATTGGATCCCTTCGGGATTTGACTTTATTGACCCTTCAAAAGAGGCAACTGCTTCAATAGATTTGATTAACAATAAGCAAATGACTTATGAAAAGTGGTATGGCGAGCAGGGAATAGACTACAGGGATGCTTTTGAACAAATCGCCATAGAAAATGGTTTGATGAAAGAGTTAAAAATAGAGCCAATTGATGTACAGAATGCAGCAAATAAATCAAAGGTGGCTTCAGGTGATAGCGATAGAGAAGAAGACGATTGATAAAAAGATTGATTTTGATATAGTGCCTCAAGGGTTGGCAAGACCTAAGAGAGTTGTTATAAAATTAACCAAAGAGAACAAGGACATATTATGTCAAAAGAAAGAAAGCAATTCAGAGCCAGTGTCTCAAGGGGAGTCAAAGGAGAAATTGACAGAGAGAGTAATGTTATAAAGGGTTTGTCTGTTATCTCTGTTGGCGAGGCTATGGGGCATGGCGTATTGATTGATGAGAAAACGGTAGATCAGGTTGTCGATCAGGGTAATTCTCATGGCGACAAAGGTATAAAGTCAAGGTTTGGGCATCCTAATATGAGTGCCCCTGCTGTTGGTTCTGCGCTTGGAAGGTTAAGAAATTTCAGGGTAGATGATGAGGATAAGTACAGAGCAAGGGCAGATTTGCATTTAGGAGACTATGCTTTCAGTTCACCTAATGGAGATTTGGGTACTTATACGCTTGACCTTGCAGAAGAAGACCCTGGACAGTTTGGCGCGTCAATAGTTTTCGACATGGTAACTGAGCCACAACAAGATGAAGAGGGTAATGTTCTTGAAGATAAAATGCCATTTGCCAGAGTTAAGACTTTATACGCAGCAGATGTAGTTGATGAGCCTGCTACTGGTGATGGGCTGTTTTCAAAGTTCTTTTCTAAAACAGTTATGCCTTCTGCTGAAATGACTGTTTTTTTAGATAAATATTTAAAAGAGCCAGAAGCTCTTGAAAATGTTATTGCTTTCTTGAAGAAATATCAGGAGAACGATTTGTACAAAGAGAAAAGGGAGCAGTTAAAAGAAGTAGAAAACATTATAGAGGGCATAATAAAAACAAAAAAAGAAAGGGAAAGTAGTATGGATAATCCTGACAAAAAAGATACTAAACCACAATTTTTACCCGATGACAAGGAGGGAAAGAACATGGACAAAGAGAAGTTAGATGCTGAGACTCAGGAAAAGCGTGATAAAGAGATTGCTGAGGCTGCTGCTGAGACTGAAAGGCTGCGTGTTGAAACTATCAGAGAAACATGTAGCGAGCTTGGTATCAAGGAAGAGTTTGCTAAAAAGCTGATAGACGATAAGGTGGCTTTGGAAGAGGCAAACAAAATGATAATCGAACAAGCCAAAGTT